GCCGCCACGACCATGCGACAACGTTTCACGTTTCAGGACTTCAACTGGTGCAAACTTTGTGCCATGCTTCCCGAACTGGCACCAACGCCAGCTACACAACAGCAACGAAAGGGGCATGTTATGCCACTCGATTTAATACCGATTGAAGACCAAGCCGCCAGCAATTCAGTCGCACGGGGCGATAATATATTCGTCACACACAAGCGCATTGATGACGTTAGCTTGTACGAAAAATTCGGGCAGATAAGACGGGTTCCCATTGAGGCCGTCTGCACTGTTCCCGACCTGATGCCGAACGGCGAGATTGTTCACGACGCGATGGAGCCGCGCCCGCTTGACGGGTTCCACGCGCTGCAGAACAAGGCAACGGGCGGGCTGCTGAACGTCCGGCCTGTCGGCAAGTCGTACGCACTTATACCGCACGATACGCTATTCAAGGCACAAGCCGACCTGTTGGCTGCATCTGACTTGCCACTCGACAATGTCGAAGTCGTAGATCGTATCTATGAAGAAGGGGCACGGGTTCACCGGACTATCTACTTCCACGATCTACAGGCCCGCTCTAAGACGTTGGCCGGTGATGATGATGTGGTGCGCTGCCGGATGGACATGTTTAACAGCGTAGATATGTCATGGGCCTTGCAGATATTCAGCGGGGCTTATCGTGACTTGTGCCGCAATACGTTAGTCTTTGGTGGTGAGAAAGCCTATCACCAGCGAAAGGTTCATCGGGGCCATGTGTCGGCGGAAGCCATGATCGGCAAGGCTACAATGGGCCTTAGCATGTGGTCTGGTCAGAAAGAACAGATGATGCGTTGGCGCAATGCCAGCCTCACTAATCGCCAGTTTTCCGACATCCTCAAGGAATCGATTTGTCGGAAAAACACCGAAGCCGCCAAGACTGACGAACGCTTGTCTGTCAATGAACGACGCTTGAACTACATGTTGGAGCGGTTCAACGAAGAGAAGCGCGAACTGGGATCGACCTTGTGGGCGGGTTACAATGCGCTTACTCACTGGGCAACACATCTGCCAGATACCCGTGCAACTGGCCGCAACGAACGCAAGATGTACACTCGTAACGAACAAGTGCGGGCCATTGTTGGTGGTCCGTCTTGGCAGTACTTGGAAGGATTAGCGGGGTAGCATGGAAGAATACTTGCAAGCCTTTTTCTTGATCTACCGAATACTAATCGTTATCGCCCTGATTTTAGGGTTGTTGATTTTCATCAACTGGTAACACTGACGCCCGATGGGCAGAAAGAACACAAACAATGAAGTATCCACCAGAATTACTCGACGAACTGAAAGATCTCGCTGATCGTTTCGAACTTGTTATTAGGGGCGACGAACGGGATCGTATCATCAGCAAGATGCGGGGTGACTTGTTTGCTGCACAGACGAGCCAGCCGCAGCGCGAATCCCGTCCGCAGCCGAACGACGTTGTGACCGTGCGCTTGAATTCAACACAGAAGAAGATGCTTGAATACTTGCGGGCTGGATATATCGCTGTTCCTACTCTTGCCGGTAATCTGCGTATCACGAAAGAAACCGTTTATACCTATCTCTGGCAGCTTGAAAAGATGGGCTATGAAATCGACCGGCGCAACACCGGCAATCATCGCGGGGGATATGCTAAGATTTATCGGCTTGCAAAGGCTGCATGACTTGTGCTTATAATCAGGGGCGGGCGCGGTTGCCCGCCTCACACATCTAGGTAAAGAGGAACTTTTACGATGAAAACACAGATCAAAAACGAACTTACTACCAGCGAGGCCAAGAAAGTATTCGCGATTACTGAAGAGGAAATCCGCACTATTCGCATGATGATCACCGGCTTAGAAAACCAGATCGATGCCTTAGATACTTTCATGGATGCAATCGGGTTGCAGAAGTGGCAGGGCAGCAATAACCCGCGTTCAATTGCATCCGCACAGTTTACAGTCTCGAAAGACGACTGAAGAGTTACCCTGCCGGTGAGGGGCTAATATCCCGGCAATCTTCCTCCCAACCTTGCCCCCGTCCCTAGTGGCGGGGGTCTTTTTTTGTCTGGATGCCAGTAAATACCGCACGGGTTTGTTTAGGCGGGATAATCTGGCGGGCTGCATGTTCGGGGAATGCTGCGCTTTTTGATCGCCAGTAAGCCGTTTGAAAATAAAAGACATGGCAAACAAGACTTACACGCGCATGTGCATGTGACCATCATATGTGTGCTTTGGTTGTTTTGGCGGGTTGATATGGCGGGGATCAGCGGGGCGGTGAAACCTCGGCAAGCTTGGCAAGATAAACCTAAAGATTTGCTTGTGCGCGCGCACGCAAGGGCCACTGGGGACCCCCCCACTATAGCTAGCAATACCGCCATCGATTTTATGTCAGGATAGTTACCTATATGAGTAAAAAGGATATGTTGGGGAGGTCATCGGGAGTACCCGGTGGGTATCTATGGGGTTTACCCCGGCGGGCCTATGCCCATAGTACAGTCTGATTTTAATTTTGTCAAGAAAAAAAGTTGACACACATGTAAAAAGTCCCTATACTGTTGACGTGAGCCGCATTTTTATGTCGGACCACCCCACTACACGACAATTCAGTTGTACTAAACCAGTGGTAGCGGACATGAATGCGTCTCACCCTTCTTCACTTTTAGGAAAACAGCTATGTTCACAGCGATAATCTTCGCATGTTGGCTTCACAGCCCCAACGAATGCACACAATTCGTAGATAAACGGGGTCCGTACCTCAATGAGGGCGAGTGTGCAACCCGTATCGTCGAAATGATAGGCGAAATACGCGGTATCACACCCGGAAAAGTCATCGTTGGTGCCCAATGCACCATAATCGCACAAGAATCGACCTAAGTTATGAACCTTCTGCCCCAACAAACACCGAAAAAGCGTGAATTGACGCCCCAACAGACGCAATTCCTCGACATTCTCTTCGAAAACGGTGGCAACGTAACCCAAGCAGCCGTCGATGCAGGCTACTCGAAGGGCAGTGCAGTCTGGTTACGCAAAACACTCGCTGAAGAGATCGTAGATCGCACGAAAGACATCCTGTCTATGAATGCCTACAAGGCCGCTACACGCCTCGTAGACACAATTGACAACCCCGCCCCCGAACGCGGTGATGATCTGCGTCTCAAGGCTGCTGAGAGCCTGTTAAACAGGGTAGGAGTGAAGCAGCAAGAGACAATCAACCACAACGTAGCCGCAGTACACGGTGTTGTCCTGCTGCCACCCAAGAAAGAGGTCGTGATAGATGATTAATCCAACAGGTGTGACATCTCCAACTGTAAAGCGTATTCCAGAATCTATGAAACTTAGAGATAAGTATGGAGCATTGGATCAAGAAGGAAACCTTCTTCCCTTCATGGACGTTTATCGTCGAGTGTATCGGGACGCAGAAAAACAAAATATGGATGAGGTGCAAGCTGGTAAATTCATACAAGACATAATGACACGTATGGGCTATGGAGAAACGTACAGAAAAGAGGGGAAGGCGAGTGGCGGCAAGGTTTATCGTGGTCGTTCCGCACAGGGAAGCGCGGAGAAGAGCTAAGTGGCAGGCCGTCCCAAGAAAGACCCCAACGCACCCAAAGCCACGTACAACCTGTCTACAAAGGAACGTGCCCGACGTGCTGCTCAAAAGAAACTCAACGCAGCCAAGCGTCGTGCAGCCAAGACAACGAAGGCAGCAGAAGACAAACGTCGCTACGCCCGCAAACTCGAAACCAAAATAGGCAAAGTGGAGAAGGCCCTTGTTGGAAAGGATACGACAGTCATTGATCAGGGTGATCTGGATGACCTACCTACAGCCGTTGCAGATTTGGTGGATGATGCAGAGATCGTATTCCGTCCCAACAATGGACCTCAAGAAGAGTTTCTCAGTTCTAGTGAGAGAGATGTTCTCTATGGTGGAGCAGCGGGTGGCGGAAAGAGTTTCGCTCTCTTGGCCGATCCTCTGCGCTTCTGCCACAACCCTAATCATCGTGGGCTTCTTCTTAG